ATATACAAACTTGAGTGTTGGTATCTATCCCAAAGCCATCAATGATTTTAATTATTTCCTTAACGGGAATGACCTTTACACAAACTACACTGATTCAGAAATCAATCAATCTATCAGGGATGGTTTGAAAATTCAAAACTTAGCCAATTCAAACATTCAAACTAATGCCCTGACAAATGCGGGTCAAGTTAGTGTTATCAACATGACAACTTATAGTTGTATAATACCCGATGGTATTCCGAGTACTGACCCAAACTTATCTGTTTGTAATGATACCCCCTCGACACCACAGGTAAACTACTACATCCTACCATCTTTTGGAACTGAACTGAATGAGGTTAGAGAATCGTGTTTTACAATACAAGGGGTACAAACTCAAGACCTTTACAACAACAGTTCGGTATTCAATGGTTCGGTGAGATTGTTTTGGAAACTTCCTAACTATGGGTTTTTTGATTCGAACGATATCGTAAGACCCGCTTACGATGAATACTTGAACCTTATTCCACTTTTGGGAACAGTTCCTCCATTCGACTTGAAGAACACCGCTCAGGTTCTTACTTCACCTTATTCAAAAATTGACGACATGTTCTCGGTGTTTGAAAGAAGTGTACTTGATAAATTGGAGGACGAGTTCTTGAAGTTCTCACAATCTGTATCAAACTATAAGAACGATACATCTGTCGACCCCTTGGCGGTTTTAGACCCAACCGTGAACACTGCCGACCGGACTGTTGGTCAATCTAATCAAGACATCAATGTACAATATAAAAACTTCCAATCTTTGATGAGGGAGTTATTAAGTGTTCCTTTACCACCGGTTTACTCTGACGAGGAAGATTTGTTTGTCAAAATTATTGATAATCAATACGGAAGTTTTATTTCTAAAATTCAAAACCTAATGGGTTATGACGTTGCCCTAAGGATGGGTAACCCAACGGTTTATCGTAGAAGGATAGTTGATTCCTACATTTCATATGTTACAGGTAACCTTACAGTTGCAGACCCAATTCCATTTAGTCCTTATGTACAGGGTTCACTCCCTGATGGTGGGGGTACAACCACATTCTTGACCTCACGTTTAGTGAATCAGAACGCTTGGAGAGGTTTGGATTTGAGTGTTGGATTCTCGACAATACCTGAACTGAATTATATTGGAAACTCATCTTACATTACAGATTTCTTCATATCTTCAAACATTCAGTTTAACGAGTTCAATACTACAGAACTTAGTCAATTGATTAAGTTGTACGCCACGCAGAAATTGGACAATCCAAATCTTTCAGCTCAAGATTTTGCAGGACAATTACAAAGTTATCTCACAACTTATCAAGAATTTTTCGACCAATCTTTAAACCAAACAATAATTCTAACTCAAAAAGGGTTACCTGAGATTAGTCAACTACCCGAAGGTAGAATCCAATCACAATATGACGGAAGTCAACCAAAGGTGGAACTTTACGAGGTGTTCAAAGCTTTGAATGATAAATGGATTGCGGGTTCAAATTTTAAAGAGAGTTCTTTATTTGAAGACATAATGTTCTTGGATAGGGCATCAAGAGATATTGGTCAAAAGATTCTCATCGACATTTTTGATTTGGAAAGAATTACAGACTCAGATTCCATAAATTACAACATGAGTGTCTTCGTATTCTTGGCAGGTATTCTCACGAAAAACCATTTTTCGGTAATGCCTCTCCCGGCGTATGTCAATTTCTACAACCAAACTCAAGATGTTGCTGGTAACAACGCAAATGATGTGGACCAAACTCCACAAGATTTTGCTAATGACATGTGGGGTACATTCTTAAATGTTGACTATAGAAACTCAGGACCCAAACTAATTTGTTTCTATAGTGGAAGACCTTCAAGTTATTTGGACATGAAGGGGAACAAAAACTTCTTGTTTAGAAGTGATGCTTTTGATATTCGTTCCAACAACAATCCACTTGTAAGACAGGAAGATAACGTGAACACCTTGTTCAATAATAAAGTCGTTGGGTTTAATGTTGACATAGGAACAAGAAACCAAAATATATTCTATTCATTCCGTGTTGACCAAAACATGGGTAAGGCGACTTCGGAGTCTATTCAACAAATCAATCAGATGGCGGACTTCGCTTCTGGTAGAAATACTGCGACTCAGAATGTTTCCTTATACAACATTTATAAGAACATGAGTTACAACTGTGAGGTTGTTTCTTTTGGTAATGCACTTATTCAACCAACAATGTATTTCAATTTGAGACACGTGCCGATGTTCAATGGTTCATACATGATTACGGATGTAAACCACACCGTTACACCAGGTTCTTTCCAAACCCAATTTACGGGTATAAGACAAAGTGTTTTTGATTTACCACTTATTGACAATTACTTAATGAGTATAAACAAGAACTTGGTTTCAAAAGTTATAAGCGCTGTAAAACAAAGAAAAGACGATGTTTCTGTTACAACCACTACTCAACAGAAAAATGCCAACAAATCTACTAATCCAAACACAACAACGGCTGAACAGAATTCTTGTACTAGTAAAGTTAAAGAATATCCATACTTAGACGTACTTGGATTCCAAAGTGTCTCTGGAACAGATACCAAGTTGAACGCCGAACAATTGTATAATGAAATCAAGTTAGTCACACCTGACCAAAATCTACAATTTGTAATTTTTGCTATTTGTTATGTTTCAAGTTTCAGTGACAACCGATTTAATGGATATGACAACAACTATGGTAAGATAACTTTAGAATACAACTATTCCGACTTAGTTGAAAAATATTTCTTGAGAACGTATTCGTGTCGTAACTTTACCACAAATCAAAATTCTAAAGTTTCAAATCCTGTTGCGATGTTTGCAACAACTAACGATTTCTTACAATTCATGAGAGACCGTCTTAGAGATAAGATTGGACAAATCAGGCAGAAATCTTTGGAGACGTTCTATCTACAGAACTACCCATATCCGACAGGAGTAAGTCAAACAAGAAACACTGAAGTTCAGACACTCCTATTGAAAGCAAAAGTTTTGATGGACAAACTCCAAGGACAAGAAACTCCTCCGTTTAAGTCAAACATACCGTTAATCCCTACTCCGGCGCCAAGTCCTGTAGTTAATAATCTGAACACAACAAACCAAATTGTTCCGACCTGTACCCCAACACCAAGTAACGCCGTATTCCAATTCGGGGTTGGTCCAAACACTGGAAACCCTGTTCCGACACCAACACCAAGCGCAACAACTGTTATTCCACAGAGTAGTGATGATACAATTCTCAATAACAACGCTATTTTAGGTACAACAAATCTATCCATCAGATATGGAAGTCCCTTGGGTACTTTGACTGGCACATTTACAATTACGGGTCAATTAAGTCAGTCCTATCCAGCACGTATTTACGTGGCTCAGACAGGTACCGTCGGAGCAATGACCATTGCGAATTTTACATTGACACCAAGTCAAGTTGTTTCTTCAGGTCAGTATACGTCAACTACTGATGGTTGGAAAACGGTACTTTCTCGTTTAGTGGCTAATCAACCAAACTTTTCGGTTGTTATCAGAGTTTCCGTTACTACTCCGGCAAAAGAACACATTTTCACATTTGTTCGTTCCGTAATTCCTTTAGAATGTCCTGCGTTAGGTTTTGAAACTGATGAGATTATTTCAGTCCAAGACATGCAGACAATACTACAAGACCCTTGTTGTGAATGTTTTCCAACAGGAACAAATGGTGCTAATATTATTCTATATGGAATCACATGCGACTTAACGGGTTCAAATTGTTGATGTTTGTATATTAGTTGATATTTATAGTAAAATCTTAGATTATGGATTTAAATCAAAAATTGAATCAGTACCTTGGAAAGAACACCAGAATTTCTTCAAGAAGTAATGGTGATGGTACTACTGAAGTATGTGACCTTGACACGGGGGACTGCTATGTTGTTCGTGAAAGAGATGGGTTAATAGAGAGAGCCGGGCATTCTGTAACCGCAAACAGAAAGGTAAAAGTTGAAACTTCCCACGGTATAAAGACATTGTTAAACGGTTAATAAAATGGAAATTGACAAGAAGATTCTCAGGGAGATTGAGAGACACCACAAAATCAACAAGTATATTACTGAACAAGCTGACTTGGCTTTAGAACCTGCGGACGCACCTGCAACTGGACCCGAGACGGCAACAACTCCTGAAGTTCCTGCTGGACCTCCTGTTAAAATTGACGTGGCTCAAGATACTGAAGTCGAAAAAATTGATGGTGAAGGACAATCTACAGAATCAAGCGAAAGTGGCACTGAAGAATTGGAAATCACCGATTTGGTTAACTCACAAAAAGGTATCGAGAAAAAGCAAGACGATTACTTCCAACAACTATTTGGTTATTTAAATAACCTTGAGACAAAGTTGGCAGATATGGACAACTTGGTTAACAAATTGAACTCAATCGAAACTAAGATTGAGAAATACAGAGAGAAGACCCCACAAGAGAAACTTGAATTGAGAAGTTTGGATTCAGGTCCATTTAACCAAAAACTGACAGACTTCTTCGACGACAAGAAAGAAGACTTTGAAAAGGCTGGTAAACATGAGTATGTTCTCACTTCGGATGAGATTGAAAACATTTCACCGGCTGAAATTAAAAAAACATTTGATAAGTTCGACGATGGATATGAAAATCCATTTAAGTACTGATTTAAATAGAGAAATGATTATAATTAAGGGTTGTGGTAACACAACCTTTTTTTATTTTCATAATAGAATTTGACCATGTAATTTTTTTTTACTATTATTAAACAACTAACATTAATTTTTATTTCCTATGAGCTCTTTAGACGCAGTTTTAGCACAGTATGAAAAATCCCAACAAGCCACAGGTGGCGGACAGGGAAAGATGTCTCAAGACGAGAGAATGAAGAAATACTTCGCTCTTATTCTTGATGACAAATCAAATTCGGGCACTCGCCGTGTCCGTATCCTCCCTACCAAAGATGGTAGTTCACCCTTCAAGGAGGCTTGGTATCATGAAATCCAAGTGGGTGGTAAATGGCAGAAGTTTTTTGACCCAGGTAAGAACGACAACGAACGTTCTCCTTTAAATGAGGTTTATGAAGAACTTATGGCTACGGGTAAAGAATCCGACAAAGAACTTGCTAAACAATACAAGTCTCGTAAGTTTTATATCGTAAAAGTGATTGACCGTGATGCGGAAGGTGACGGAGTCAAGTTTTGGCGTTTCAAACACAATTACAAGAACGAAGGTATCTTGGATAAGATTATCCCAATTTGGAGAAACAAAGGTGACATTACTGACCCCGATAAAGGTCGGGACCTTATCATCGAACTCACCAAACAAAAGACACCTAAGGGAGCTGCGTACACTACAGTATCAACTATTATGTACGATGACCCCACCCCAACTCACGAAGACGCTAAACTCATGAAAGAATGGGTTGATGACGAACTCACTTGGTTGGATGTATACTCAAAGAAACCCGTTGAGTATCTCGAGGCAATTGCTCGTGGTGAAGCACCTCGTTGGGATAATGACAAGGGTGGTTACGTTTATGGTAACAACGAAGAAGGAACTGAAACCTACGGTGGTTCAAGTTCAAAAAGTTCTTCTTACGTTGACCCCCAAGTTAACGCACCAATTGACGAAGACTTACCATTTTAATTAATTGTGGGGTAGGCGTTGTCTGCCCCACTTTATTTTTTTTATTATGACAAAAGAAACAAGACAAAAAATGATTGATAGTCTCAAAAGAAAATATGAGGCACAAATCTTGGAAGCCGAGGCGACTCTGATGATTTATCTTGAAAATGCGGCGGGTATTGGAGAGCACCCACAAATGCTCGAAGAGATGGACAACATGGTTGAGAAACTCGCAAACTCAAGTGACAAACTACAAGTACTAACTGAATTTTGGAAATACAATGGCGATAAAGAAAGCAACTGATTTCGGGTCAATAAAAAAGAAGTTCTCAACTTCTGCTAAGTACAAACCACAACGATTCTTCGATTGTGGTCAAGAGTTCTTGGATGCGGTTGGACTTCCTGGTCCTGCGATTGGGCACATCAATATGTTCTTGGGTCACTCTGACACGGGTAAGACCACTGCGATGATTAAAACTGCGGTGGATGCTCAAAAGAAAGAAATTCTTCCTGTGTTTATCATCACCGAACAAAAGTGGAGTTTTGAACACGCTCGACTGATGGGACTTCAATGTGAAGAAGTGGTTGACCAAGAAACGGGAGAGTTGGATTGGGATGGATTTTTTATCTTCAATAACAACTTTTCGTACATCGAACAAATCACCGATTACATCAATAACTTGTTGGATGCTCAAGAGAAGGGTGAGTTGGACTACAGCTTGTGTTTCTTATGGGACTCTGTAGGGTCTGTTCCTTGTAAGATGACCTATGAAGGTAAGGGTGGTAAACAACACAACGCTTCGGTCTTGTCTGACAAGATTGGTATGGGTATCAACCAACGTATCTCGGGTTCTCGTAAAGCGGACTCTAAGTTCGAGAATACTCTTATCATTGTTAACCAACCTTGGGTTGAACTCCCCGATAATCCTTTCG